TGGTTCCTGGACGGTGTGCTAGAAGAATTTATTCAGAGGGCAAAGAATATGAAAGGATTCGAGAACTCTGTACGCAGTGCGGAGAAAGGCAGGGCACTTGGACTTGGTGTCCTTGGATGGCACAGCCTGTTACAGAAAAATGGTATAGCTTTCGAAGGCTTATTAGCACAATTCAAAACGCGAGAAATCTTTTCAAAAATAAAAATTGAAACCGAACGCGCTTCAAGAGCATTAGCGGAAACATACGGGGAACCACTTTGGTGCGTTGGAACAGGATTTAGAAACACACATTTAAGAGCAACAGCCCCAACTGTATCTAATAGTAAATTAGCTGGTAACACTTCAGCGGGTATTGAACCGTGGGCCGCTAATGTATTTACAGAACAATCAGCTAAGGGTACATTTATAAGAAAAAACAATGAACTTAAAAAAGCACTTAGAAAAATTGGTATTGATAACAAAGAAACTTGGGACAAAATTTTGGAAGATGGTGGATCCGTTCAAGGACTTAAGCAGCTCGATGGATGGTTTTACGATGAAAGAGGACGATTAAACCAAGAAGAAGGGGAATCAATAAAGAATGTTTTTAAAACATTTAAAGAAATAAATCAACTTGAACTTGTAAGACAGGCAGGAATACGCCAAGACTACATAGATCAATCTGCTTCATTGAATTTAGCATTTCCGTCAGAGGCAACGCCAAGATGGATCAACCAAGTTCATATGGAAGCATGGAAGCGCGGGATTAAAACTTTATATTATATGAGAACTGAATCCGTGTTGAGGGGAGATATAGCGGCAGCGGCTATGGATCCTAACTGTTTAAGCTGCGATGGATAACTAAATTTAATATTATGGCAAAATTCACATTTTCAGATGCTAAAGCTAAGATTAAAGAATTAGAAGAAGAATTAAAAAAGAAAGCAGGTGATGCTATTCTTGATACTTCAGATAATGTTTTTACTGGAAAAGAACTAAAAAAAATAAAGTTCTTAGAAGCTTGGGCGGTTATTGGTCCTATAGTAGGTATACTAATAGGGTTAATATTTTAAACAATTAAAGGGGCTTTGCGGCCCCTTTTTTTATTCATTTATATCTTTTATATGTTTTTTAGCGTATTGTATATCGTCAAAATCCATAGCAGCCTTTAATATTATTTTATCCATAACTGCATCTTGATTTTCAAGCATTTGTTTTTGCAAATCAATAACCATTTTTTCTAAATTATCTTTTGCTTTTACAAGCATATCTATTGAATGTTGTTTCTTTTCAACTTCATTTTTAAGTGCTGTAACATCATCCGGCTTGGTTCCAGTAATACTGGATATGATAACCGGAATTGATGCCGCAATTGTTCCGATTAACATCATCACAACCTCTTTATTTGCATCCAATACAGGAAACTGTAATAAAGTAATTATAATACCAATTACGAATAAAAATATAAATAGTGACCCAGCATAAGATCTTAATTCCTTCGCTACGCCATTCTTAGGAAGTGCCATTTGTTTTGTTTTTAATAAGTTTTAATATCTGTAAAATAGTATATATTGCTGTTAAAAACAATACAATACCTTGTAATATTTGGTTTAAGGGTGCCATGGTAGTGAATAGTGCTGTTATGTTAATTCCATATACTTTTAGGGGTTCCATTATTTTCTATATTTGCTTACTCTGCCTTTTGTGTCTTTTTCTCTTTTAGCTCTAGCTTTCTGGCTCGGTGTTAGTTCACTCCACGTGGCAGGAGTCTTGCTTGATATTTTTTTTGTAGGCCTAAATGTATTTTCTCCACCTTCGTAGCCTTTTTTGCCACTAGGTGTTCTCCAATCTTCTTTAAACCATCGCTTTAATGCAGCACCTTTTTGTGTTTTGCGTACTTGCATGAGCGGGGAACCTTTCATTTTAAATCCCATTATTTCTTTGAATTACCCCAATTTGCTGCACCGACTTTTCTACACTTAGCCATTGCACCGCTTCTATAAGCAGAATTTTTTGGTCCGTATCGGCTTACTACTTTATTATAGCATGCATCTTTCATTAAAGGGGTAGATGTTTTACTTGTAATTGGTTTCATTATAATTTTTTTAATATTCTTTCTATTCTGTTAATTTCTTTTTGAAAATCTCTTTTTGTTTGTTTTTCAATCATATTTAAATCCCACTCAGAATACCCAAGGGTTAAAGCTATAGATTGCCAAAGCTCTGTTTCTGGTTTCATTGCAGTATATAAGTGATCTAATTTTAAAATAACTCTATCAGCTGGTAAATTTAAGCCAACTGAAAGTATTTTACCACCAGCTAAAAAAGCAGGATTATCTAAGCTAAATCCTTCAGTAAATACTTTTTCTTTAGATTGTTTAAATGTAAAAGTATTACCTGCAGAAATTAATTTTCTTAGTTTAGAATTAATAGGAGGTGACAGTTGAGTAGCTTCAATTGCTGCATCTGCATAATCTGGTCTTTTTGATTTAGATTGTTCTATAATTTCTAATATTACATTTTTTACTGTTGAAGCAACAGCACCATAAACACCAACACCTCTTAAAATAGAATCTGCGCTTTGATTGATTAATCTAAAATATCTTTTCTTTTCGTCATCTTCTGTTGTGTCGTCAAACAGAAGCGTAAATAAAGCAGATTGTAAGGATGAGAATATAATATTTTGTATTACGCTATAATACATAATCTTACTGATATTTGTCTTCCAATCTCCTCTTCCATTAATTAAATCTAATGCAGCCTTTTTACTAAGACGAGCATATTGCATAGGGGTGTTACCAAAAGCTAATATAAGACGGCCTAAACCACCTGCTTGTTGCATTGAAATTCTATCAGGTCTTGCAGATTGTTGTGTCTCTTCTGCTATTTCTTGAAAATCTAAAAATGCTTGCTGTTCAGCTTGCTGTTCTGTCATTCCCCCTTTCTTATATTTATTTATTCTGTTTCTATAAAACGAAGCACCACCTGAAGCAATTGCAAATGAATCCGCTATTTGTGTTGGTGTAAAACCAAATTTAAGAATAGCACTTAATATTGCTCTTACTTTATTTTTTGACGTTTTAGCAGAATTAGCAATTTCATCTGCATTTACATCTATTTGTAAACCAGATCGTCTTTGTTTTAAAAAGTCTGAATTAAATAATGTTGTAAAGTCTTTAACATATTGTGGAAAATTAGCTAAAGCTAGTCCAGCCATAACAGGATTATTATCACTAAAGTTTATAAAGTTTACAGCAGATAAAGTTTGTAATAATGCAGATCTGGTATTAAAGAACATAATAGTTCCAACTGAATCATTTGTCCAATCTAAAAATGCTTTTTCAATTTTTCCAGCGCTTGATCTTCTGTTTCTACCGGTTTTCATTCTGGTAAGAATATCTTCTAATGCTTCAACATATCCGTTTCCGTATAATGCTCGTAGTTTGTTTTTATTTGCATCAGTAAATATTAAATCTACATTGTTACTCCACTCTTCTAAAAATTCAGTTCTTCTCACATCATTAACATAGGCTACAAGATCGGTTGTAATATCGCCGGAAGTCCAATTACTTGTAGGAGCAGGATAACCTTCTGGGTTTAAAACCATTAATCTTTCAGCAAAAGCTTTTAATAAAGGATCATTTCTTACAATTTTTATATTTTCATTTATTTCTTTTTTAAGAATACCTTCAATAGGCATTCCTTGTTTAGACCATATATATAATCTTACAGAATCTTGATTTGTAAATCCAGTACTGTTCTTTTTTGTAAGATTAAGTGGTACATCTTTACTTGCTTCTTTTTTTAATGCTGCCCACTCTCTAAGTGAATTTTCTTTTTCTCTTTGCCATGCTTGTATACCGCGTGAAAATGGTCTTATTAAATTATCTTCATACCATTGTTTTTGCTGGTTACCAAGTTTTCCTTCACCAAGAGTAGCATATAATAATCCCATAAAGTCTTCAGCTGAATAGGGTATAAAGAATTTAAATCTGCCTTTTGATTGTCCAACAAGTTGTGCTTTTGCAGGTGAAAACTTTTCATACCATGGTACACCTGATGTAGCTTGTAATAATTCATTAAACTGTCTGCTTAATCCTTTCGATGCTTTAGACGTAAGTTTTTCTTTTAATATTTCCGCATCAATTTTATTTTCTATATTAAATTTAGAAGGCTTTACTTTTTTTGAGTTAAAAACAGACATTTCATTTCTAAAAGCAGTATATATTAAATTGTTTTCTCTATTCTTATTAGTCCCACTCCCACTCGATTTTAAATAAAAATCCATTTTTAATTCGACATCAAATCTATCAGCTGGTAAATTTTTAATATTTTGGCCTATAAAATAAGTTCCCTTTCCCTTACCAATATGTATATAAAAATTATCTTTATCATTATAATGCTTTTCAAGGCTTGTAACAGTAATTTTTATACCTTTTCCAAACGCTTTTTTATAGAATTCTTGTTTTTCTAGTGCTTCGAGAGTTTCTCTTTTTATAGTTCCTTTTAATGGAAATTGAGTTTGCTCAGGTTTTCCGGGATTAATTTCTTTTTCCATTTTATTAATAAAATTCAATGCTTCACGAACAGCCGGCATGTTCCTTTCAAAAAAAGCTTCAAATAATCCAACATTTGGTAAATCTTTTCTATCAACTATTTTTTTGTTACGTATAAAATCTATTCTAGCTTCTTTAAGATCTGTGCCAGAAAAATAAACTCGAGAACTACCACCTCCCATTCTGGCTGTTATACTTTTTTTAGCCTCTAAATAAAAAGGTTTTTCTTGCCCTTCTTGCTTAAATTGTAAATCTGGGCTGTTATTATCATATCCGGCTCCACTACCTAATACAGGCAACCCATATTCTTTCATTTGGTTTGCAAGCGCTTCTTCAAAAATTAGTCCCCCAAAAGTATCTCCTTTAATAACACCGTTGTCAAATAATTTAATAGTAAAATCTTTTACAAAATCAAGTTGATCTTCAGTAAATCCTTTAGGCCTATAGTTATTAAAACGATCAAAAACTCCTTCATCTTCTTTTAATATTTTTGCAAATTCAAAGGCAATATCCGAAAACTCACTAGGGGTTAACCCTTTCGATGCTTTTGAGTTTGGATTTCTATCTATTTGTTTTGTTATTTCCGCAATATAATTTTCCGCTAAAGTATTACCCTGTAATTCTTGAATATCTTTAAATTTATTCATTATACTAGGGTCCTTAACTATTTCATTTACAGCATCAAATGCAAGTTCAACCCCCACTTCTTCAACTATAGATGTTTTACGTGTGCCCTGTGTAGACCTTTTTACTTCTGTTCCTAAAAAATAACTAACCCATTCTGCTTTAGATATTTTCTTTTTTATAAAAACTTTATTACCTTCTGCTGTTCTTTCTCTTAATTGCTTGCCTGTTTTCTTGTCAATTACAGGCTCTTTAAAAGGTTTGAATCTTTTATTAATAGTAGACTGCGGAAGAATTTTATATATTGTTTCAAAGTTATCTCTTAAAAAAGTTTCATAAGCAACACCTTTGCCCGCAAGTTTTAAAATTTTAGGCTGTAACTTTATTCTAAAGTTTTTAGTCAATTCTTTAGCAAATTCTTTTGAAGTTATTTGAGGAAGTCTTGTACCAAACGTAGCCTCTGTTGCTTGCAAAACTTCTTGTTTTAATTTTTCCGTTATATTAAGCTGTTCTGCTAAATCTTTTTTAGGTTTTGTTTCTTGTGTTTCAGTAACTTCTTCTGTAGTAGTATCAGTTACACCCCTTGCTTCGGTAACGTCAGATTCAAATTCAGTACCTAATAATTTTTGAGCGAATTCTTTAGATCTTTGTGCTAAGTATTTGTTTATATATGCCGCAATAGGTACATTAGAATCAGGATTATATTTCATTATAAGGCCCAGTAAACCTCTATCAGGATCAAATGAAATAGCATCTTTTAAATCTTGAAAATTATATTTTGGAACACTTCTATATTTTTGTACTATATTATTTAACGGTTTATCAAATAGCTCTATTATTTCACCTGCTGCTTCAATACCTTTTTGACTATATAACTCTGTAGCTTTTTCAGATAGTTCAACACTTTTACTCGCTTGGCTTACCACATCGTCTATTGCTTGTGCTTTGGATTCTATTTCAGGACTTATTGCAACACCTTTATTTAATGCTTTAATTATAGCACCACTTGTTTTTCCTTTCCTTACAGAATAACTATAATCTTTAATAAAGTTAAATATATCTTTACCTTTATTCTCGGGATCAAACTTAATTTTTTTAAATCCTAAGTCTTGTAATAGCCTTCTTATAAAATCACCTATCCTAGTTAAAAAGCCTTCATCTAGTTTAAGAAAAGGATTGTTATACAAATCAGATATAGAAGTAAATAATTCTTCAGCTGTCATCTGCTCTGTATAATTAGGATCATTTTCATATTTTTTCATTACTTGTCCTAAAAATGAATCCTCTCCAAAAGTTTCAGGATCTAAAGTTTTAATATGTTCTTTTAACAAATTAGAAAGTTCAACAACTACAGTTTTATTTTCTTCAGTGCGTAAAATTGAAAATAGCCCGTGATGATATACTTCATGGCCCATTACAGTAACATTCCTTGTTTCAGCAGCTGCAACTTTATTTATATAAATTTTAGATTCACCTGTTTTTTTATCTGTAGTAATTCTTCCGCCATCGGTTAAATCCCAACTTTCACCCAACTCTTTTCCTTTTTTTACAAACTCTTCTTTTGAATTAATTTCTATAGTTTCTAATTTTCTTTCTAATTCATTTGCAAAAAGTTTTCCTTTAACAATTTGATTTTGTAATTCATTAGATATTTTTGATTCAATAAATATTTTGCCTAATTTTTGATTAATTTCTTGAATTTGTTCTTCTGGTTTAAATACTTTATCAATGTTTTGGTTTTCGTTTTCTAATTTTCTTTTTTCTATTAATAATTCTATAGCTTCAATTCTTTTTTCACCTTTAACAATTTTTGGTATCGTAGCATTTGAATTTTCAATATCACTTATAGCATTGATTTTAGCCTCACCTTCTTGTTCAGTAATTTTTTTACTTAATACAGCAGCAGTAATTTCTTTTTTAAGATTATTTAAAATTGCCGCTTGAGAATTAGGATCAAACTTTGCAATAATATTATTAGTCACAGCTTTTGTTTCTCTTATAGTTTGTGTTGCAACTTGTTTGCCAAATGGTAAGAAAAACCCAACTAAGCCACCCGCAGCCCCAGATTTTTGTATTTCATCAAAGTCAATATATTTATCTATATCGTTAATAGAGTATCCTTTTGAAATTTGTGAAGTAAGAGTTTGAAAGCTTTCTGTTAAATATTCTGTTAAATATCCTCTTGCTACATTTTTTCCTCCTCTTTGCAAACCACCTGCTCTTATAAATTTTTTAACTCCATCTTTCATAAGAGTTCTTAGAATTGCTTTACCTGGCTTTGTAATCAAAGTCCCAACTATAGTTGCAGCTCCGGCAAATTCTAAAGCGGATTGTATTGTTGCGGACACCGCCGCAATTGCAGCATCACCTTCTCCTGAATCTAAATATTCTAAAAATCTTTCTTCTGTATATTCTTCACCATTAGCTTCCATTTTTGCCATAATAGTATCAAAATATGCATTACCGTATTCTTGTGCAAATACTCCAGCCCCAAAAGTTACAACAGCAAGAGGTAATTGAGGTATTTGTTCACCAACTAAAAAAGCTAAATCACCAAAACTTTTAGGTAATAAACCCTCTGTTTCTCCTTTTCTAAAAAAAGCTAATTCTGCTTCATCACCCCTTAAATCTACAAAATTATTTATTAATGAAATTTTTTGTTGAGCAATTTGAAGTTTTATATCAGAAACTTTTGTTCTTTTAGCATATTGAGCGCCTTGTAAACCAGGTTGAGCACCACTTTCTTCTGTAACAAAATCATTATCATTTAAGCCTTCAATTGATTTTTGTAGCTTAAGTATATTTGTATTTTTAAAAGACAAATCTGTTTTTTGTATTCCAATACTTATATTTCTTAATCCTTTTTTAACACCTTCAGTTAGCATAGTATCATCGGCAATGCCTAATTCTTTTCTTTTTGCCTCTACTAGCTTTTGGCGTTGTTCGTCTGATAAATCTTTAAATTTATTATTATAAGATTCTAAAACAGCCTCTTTATAAGTATTTATTCTATTGTTATATGTTCTGTTATTTCTAATAGTTTTACCATATAATTGAGTAGCATAATACTCTAATTTTTTATTAGCTTCTTGAACTTCATTAATATCTGTTAAATCATACTTTCCTTCTAATAGTTTTTTAAATGTATCTATTTTAGGTTGTATTATTTCTTGAAGATCAGGTAATAAATGTTTTTGAATATATTCATCTCCTTTTATTAAAGAGGATAAGGAGGTATTTAAAGAAGCTGATATGTCTTCTTCTTCTTTTAAATTTTTAAAATCTATTTTATTTGTAAGAATGTTTGCATAAGAAAGAGCATCCTCACTAGATATTTTAGGTTCATAAGCATCAAGCCCGCTATTTAAAAATTCTAAACGCTGTTCTTTATTTTTTTCTTTCCCGTCTAAATAAGTTTTAAATTGCTGTTCATATTTTGGTGGTTCGAATACCAATGAACCATTTCCCAAATTGGAATCCGTATTGGGTGCTTGTTCCCCTCCCGCAGCCGCACCCTGAGCATTGGGGTTTATCTTTACTGGTTCTTCAAATAATACCGCATTCGGATATTTTTTAAAAAAATCATTTTTTCTTTTTGGGTTTACTTCGTATTTTTGACCATCTACAATATAGATTTCATTTTCTTCCATGCTTTTAATTTTATTGTGAAAAGTCTTGATTTATATTTTCATCCTTAATAAGATTATTTAATATATCTTTCATTTCGGAATTTGTCATTCTTCTTGCTGAAGGTAATTTTTGATTGTATACATTTAATAATCCATTAATATCAAGTATAGCTATATCTCCTATAAAAAACATAGGATTACCGGGATATTTAGATTCAAATGCTGTATTAGCTTCTTCATTTGTTATATTTGGTAATTCTTTTTTAATTATACTAAGAAAAAGTTCTTTTTTAGTTTGTGGATTTGTAATAGTTTCTGTAGAAAATATAGGCTCACTTTTAATTATAGTTATCATTTCATCGATAACCCCAGTAGCAGCAGTCCCACTAATACTAGCAGGCATTTTATTAAATATACCTGTCATTAAATCTGTTGCATCATTTATAACTGTAGTTTTATTTTGTTGTGTTTCAGATGGATCCTCTGTACTACGTTTGTAATAAGCATTATAATGGTCTGTTGTTGCTAATTTTAAATTATCCTCAACAAACTTTTTTAAAGTTTCTAATACAACACCACCTGCTTCATCTTTTTCATCATCAACTATTTTTCCATCCGCAATATCTTCTGATAAATATTGTTTAAAATCTTCAGCTTCAACACCTAATTGCTTTAACAAAACCCCTGCTTCATCGCCTGCTAAATATCCTAATTGATCTACGGCAAGAGTTGCATATTGTATGTCTGTTAATTGTAACCCTTCAATTGCTTTATCAATTTCAAAGGTAACAGCCTTCATGCCTTCGCCTTTAGCAGCTTGTTTTTGAGCAGTAGTATTTAATTTTTCTAATATATCATTATATGATTTATGATCTTGTTCTATTAATCCAAAAGCATTTGGAAGATCTTTCATTTCTTTTATAATAGTTTGACCATCAATTTCAAAAACAGCTTTATCTTCTACTAAATAAAATTCACCTGCTTGTCTCATTTTATTAAGCTTTATTAATGTAGAATCATTTAAACTACTTAATAAATCTGTTTGATCTAAAAAATTTTCTCCAGCTTCTTTATATTGGTCGGCCCATGTTTTTAATTCATTTACACTTTCTTTTTGCTCATTTATTAACAATGTTTTTTGCAAATTACCCAGTGAAGAGTCCATTGCAATATTGTAAACATTTTGTTTTATTTTCGCAGCTTTACTAGTTAACCATGATACTCCTTGGGAAGGCACACCTTTAAACTCAGGATCTTTATATTGACTAATTAGTTTAACACTAAAAGCTTCTCTTTCTTGCATAGCCTCCTTAAAAGCTTTGCCTTCTGCTGCTATTAATTGTCTTTCTCTAAGCGCAGCTTTTTCCATTTTATCTATAGCTGGTTGTACTGCACCGGCTAAATCTAAAGGCATACCAGGCCCTTGTGCTAATCCTAATAATCTTGCGTTAATTGCCATAATTTAAATTTTACATTCCGCCAGCGGCAAGTCTTGCGCCACCAGCAACTACATTTCCAATACCGCCTACTAATCCTTCTGTAGCCGCTTTTCTTGCTGCGTCCGCAGCTGCTTTTCTTTGTGATGCAGCATCTAATAATTGTTCCGTTCTTCCAAATTCTTTAGCTTCTTTTGCTTGCTGTCCAGCGGCTCTTGCTCTTTGCAAGCCTTGTTGGCCTCTCGCACTAGCCATTTGGTTAGCTCTTTCTTGCTGCCCAATACTTGCCGATGATTGTTGTAAATTTGTAGATTGCTGTTGGGCTAGTGTTTGTGCCAATGCAGCAATACCACTACCACCTGCTGCTCCTCTTAAACCAGACAATGTGCCTGCCAGGCCTTGTTGTTGCTGTTGAGAAGCAAAATTTGCTTGTTGCTGGTTTACAGTTAAATCTTCAAATGTATTTGTTAGATTTGCTGATGGATCTTTAAATTCAAAGTTTTCATATTCTGATTTTCTTTGAGCAAGCTCTGCCTTTGCGGCTCTTTGTTCTCTTCTTCGAGCACGGCCGCCTATAATGCCACCGGCAATACCTGCTAGTCCGCCTGCAATTTGTCCAAACGCACCACCACCACCACCGCCACCGGCAGCTTCTTCAGCTTGTTTTAAAGGAGAATTGTCTAATATTGATTTTAAAGGTGTATTTCTCATAATTAATTACTACTAAACATTGTTTCGCTGTTCACAGCGTATAATTCACAAAAATCGGTGCTATCATTTTCCATTTTTATAGTGGCTTGATAGCCAATGAGTCCACTACTATTTATTACGTTATTTTTAGCAAACATAAAGTAATCACCAATAACTGGTCTAGGCGTTGTTGAACTAACATCCACCACAAAACTTAATCTATCTGTTGCTACAGATTGGCATATGCCTAATTCTATTAAAGAACCATTCTTCAAAAATAGCACGGTATCTCCTTTCTGTAAAGAAGTATTTATATTTTTATCAAAGTTTATAGTTAAGTTTGCCATAATTATATAATTTCATATTTCCAATAATCAGTATTTTCAGCTGCTATACCATCTCCTCCTTGTAATTCCGATCTAATTAATCTTATGTCGGTTCTATATGAATTGTAAAATAAACTTTGTCTTTTACCTGTTGATATAGTGCTTGCGCCAAGAATAGAATATAATTTAGCCGATAAAGGTTTATTTGTAGCCGGATCTATAGCATGAGCTGAATAAGTACCAGCACCCACACGCCTTAATCCTTGAAAAGGCCAATCTACATTGCCATCCCAATAAGGGTATACCGGTGTAACACTTCCGCTGCTAGGCCCTGCTAAAAGTTTTACTGTTTTTAATCCATAATAACTTTGTACGCTGCTTATTTGTGTAAAACCACTAGAACCTGAAATTGAATATTGACCGCCTCCTATATGAGTAAGATATCCCTGTGTTGCATAAAGTCCTCTATTTTTTCCTGAACGACTATTACTAACACTAAGTGCAATAGAAAGATCCACAAAAGGTCTATATAAAGCAACTGCTTGTAAATTTATTCTAGGATAAAGACTCATGCCATATTGGCCAATAGCTGGCGTTTGAGTACGAGCCTTTGCTTCTGCATTTGCTAAACTATATCCTTGACTTAAAAAAAGCTTACGAAGCCTTATATATGTTTGGTCAAGAACATTTTGTAATTCTATATAAATTCTATAACCTCTTTTGCCTCTATATACCTCTGCTGGAAATACGCCTATACCATCTTTATCAAAATATATTGTAGCTTCTAATTCACCATAATTAGTTAAATAAGGATCTGAAATAATTTTAATTTTATCATTTACAAATACACTAGATATGCCGGCTTCACTTTGCAATTGATTTTTTACAATATTATAATTAATTAAAGAAGACATTATAGGATTAAGTGCCCCTACACTTCCACTCCCATTAGGAACTTGGTTTTGGGAACTCCATATTGTAGGTGTTGCAAAATCATTATAAATAACATTTATGCCTGAAGAAGGATCAGTATCATCAAAATCATGTACTTTCCATCGGCCTTTAATTTTTACAAGGGTATCTTTGTAAATTTCACTTTTAATATTAATATAATTTTCAGCAGTGTCTTTGTATACATTGTGTTGATAAAACCCAGGATGCCAATCATAATCATATTGCATTAAATCAACAGGATCTGTTACAACGCCACTGCTATTTTTAGTAATAATTTGACAAATTTCTTTTTTAGTTATTACACCATTATTAGAATTATATAAACTTTTATCACCTGCGACTATAAAAGATTGTGTGGATAATCCTGCACCATATAATAAACCAGGTTTTGCAACACTAGCGCTTTCTTGTTTATATATTTTACTACCATCAGGTAATGTTTTGTCTGTAACCCAATATTTTGGGAAGCTGCTATTTGTAGCGTCATTTGTTGAATATTGTTTAACATTTTCATTGCTATTACCGGGTTGATGAGTGCAATCAACATCTGATTTTGCTGATACTAAATGATATTTATCAACAAGAGTTGTGCCGTCGTATTTTTTGTCAGAATGTAATACTCCTTCTATAGTAGCTTTTAACATTACAGAAGTTGCGTCGCTTTGTAAATTAACTAATATATTAATAGTTAGTTCATGTGTGGTTGTATTATAAGAATATTTACTTGTAATTGCTTGTGTAGAAGAATTTGCAGTAAATAAATTATATGTAGCGGAACCAGAAGGCTGTGCAAGTTTAGAAGCACCATGAACTTCTGTATACCTAAATTTACTTGCATCTGAAAAATCATTTGGGTCAATTACTCCATAATCTTTTAATACACCTACGGGTATTACGGCTTGAAATAAATAATTTGCATTATGAGGTAAATTAGTAGCTCTTGCATTAACAGTATGATTTGATAAACCAGTTGGATTATTATTTAATTGAGAAGAGAGTGCCGTAGGTATTGCAAATTCTGCAGCATCAATATCGTCTAATTTACCTTCAAATCTTACTTGTAAAGTGACAAAGGGAGCACTAGTTGCTGGTTTAGTTTCTGTAAGTGTTGTGCTATTTTTAGGTCTAATAGTAAATGTTTGACTAGTTGCAGGTTGTGTAAAATTTTGTGATTTAAAACCAATCTCTAAAGTACTATTTACTTTTCTAAGTAATAATTCATTACTATCGGCAAAGGTATTTAATACACTATTATTACCGCTGTCTAAAAACTCAAAATCATCTGCATCAATACTATCCTTAAACAAATACCCCGATGCAGGTGTTAGCGTCCAAAAATATTCTGTTGCTGATGGTGTTGATATTAATCCTGCACCCCCTGTAACAGTATAAGTTGTTGAAACAGCCGTATAATTACCAGAGCTTGATCCATCTTTAGAATTATTATCGTAATCAAATGTAGTTGTAACATTAATACCTACAAGATTGCTAATATCTAAAGTATATGTTTCGTCTTGAATTAAGTCATCAATTTTTAAAGTTCCTGAAACTGTAACTTTATTAGTATTGGGGCTAGCGGCAAAAGTCATTTGATTAAACGAAATGTCTGCATTATTATCATTAGACCCAAAATCAACATCTGCATTTGTTGGTTGCTTACCTATAGTATAAGAGCCTGAAGGCAAAGTTAATTCAATTGAAAAATCTCTTTTATTAGCTGTATTTATATAATCTGATATTTCAAAAAATTCTTGAGCTGTACTGGAATGAATAATAGCAAGAACAGCATTTTTTCTCACTTTAGCTACTCTAGAAATAGTTACTGTATTACTTCCAAATCCAGTGTCTATTTTTGTACCTTTTAAATTTTTAAACAATATTGTAAATGTTTCAGCTGTATTACCCGCTGGAAAATCTAAAAATATTTCTTTTCTATTGGTATTATCTAATTTTATATTAACATCCGTTATTGTTCCAGTTACATTACCACTAAATAATATGTTTACCTCTGCATCTTTTTCACCTTTTACTGTTAATATTCTTTGGGTTGCTGCATTAGGTAAAACAGTTATATCAATATTTTTAGAATAAATAAGTTTATCTAAAACAACTATTTCTGAAGGAGTTATTGTAATTGTGTAGTCTAATGTATTCGTATTATTAGAAATAAAAACGCTTTCAATAATTTCATAAACAGTATCAGATATTCTATTTAATTGTAATTGTATTTCAGTATTATTTAAAAGAAAGCTCGAATCAGTTAAAAAATATCCATTTTTAGCTGTTATTATTCTTTTATTAATAATTTTTTCAATACCTAAAGTACCTTGAACATTAAAAGTACCTGTTTTTGATTCTGTAAAGTTAAAATTATCTCCAGAAATAGTATAATTACCATTAACTTTACTAGGTAATTTTTTAGTTTTACCAACTACATCATAAGAAAATGAAGAGTCGGATGTAGGTTGTGTTACATTTAAAGATAATGTTGCAACAACTTGATCTACGGCTGCTTGTTCAAATTTAAAATTATTACCTTGAAAATCGTTACTATCTATTTGGTATCCAGTAGCTGCAAATATTTTAAATACAACATTAGTAATTGCTTCACCTGGTGCTTGTGTTTTAGTTACAACAGTTGATTTTAATGTGCTTGGAGTTAAATTTAAATTAAATGTTGCGGTTGTATTTGAAACATTACCAAGTTGCGATGTGTAAGAATTTGCACCTGCTGCCACCGATTTTCCAATACCTTGAGCAGAAAAATTCTTTTGATCTAATGTAGATATTGTTTTTGCTGATTGAGTAATATTCGCAAAATACTTATTTTCTTTATCTTTGAAAGATGTTTCTGTTCCAGTTACTTGGTCTGTTTGTATTTCTTTAGCAATCCAACCTGATGTGCCTTCATATCCTAATGTTTTAAATTTTTTAATTGTAGAAGGATTATCATTTATTGTAAATTCTACAGCAGAGTTGTATTGTGTATTATAAAAATTGTTTCTAGGAACGTTAGTGCTGCCATGTTCCCACAAATTACCCGCATAATAAGAATAGTATGTACTATTTAATGAAATAGCATTCTCAGGTATATAAGATTTTCTTGTTACCCACCCGTTTACATTTTCATCAAAACAAACTGTGTCTAATCCATCAAAAGTTATATTATATAAGCCGTTAGAAGTATCATAAGAAGAATAAAGAACAGTATTATTTTTTAATCTATCATCAAAAAAATCATTCATATAATTAGATGATATTGTTGTAATACCATCTTTAGATAATCTTATTATAACTCCTCTTTTTGGATCTGCATTATAAGCTCTAAAACCATATGAAGCAAAAGATTCTGGCAAAGTAGAAATACCATATTCACCTGTAAAAGGTATAACATTGCCTATTACGCGATTAGATGCTATAACATTTGAAGAACCATCCGCGTTAAATAATATATCTTTATCAGCTAAAGCCCTTACGATTTTATCTTCACAATATATAACTAAATCATTATCTCTTGCAAAAAGTTTTTGAATACTACCATATGATGGCATTAAATCTTTTGTTATAGGATTAGCAACATTAAACTGGTTTGATTGATTAGTTCCTGATCTTGAATTTATTATGCCAGACCAAATGAGTCCGTTAAATTTGTGTTCTTCTTTAAATTGTTCAGCTAAAGGCGCAGATGCTCTAACTCCTAAATCAATAAAAGTAGCATTAAAATCGTCCCTTATTCTATTTGATTCAACCCCATTGCCAAAACATATAGCGTTATACCAATCTAAAGAATGAGTTTGGCCATGCTCTTCTATGCTATACGCTTTTTGAGTTTCAAAATATATGTCTAAGTCTGTTTTGCTTTGTAAAGGTTCGGTTTCAAATATGCCGGGGTTTTTTATGTAATCTTGTACATCATCATCAACTTCTTGTAATACTTCCATTTTAGGTTCTTTTCCCCAAGTGTCCTGGCCTCTTCTACAAACACTTTCTGTAAGAAATTTAATAGGATCTCCATCTTTATCAATAAATGCAAAATGAATACGCTTATATGTTCTCCTTCTAGTTCCTCCAAAACCTCTTCGGTGATCATCTATAAGCACATTGCCTATTTCATAAATAGTATCATGATGAGGTGTTCCGTCGGCATTAACAAACCTAACAAAATTTCCAACTTTAGCTAACTTAGATAATTTAAGAACTTCATTATTTAAAAAACGGGTTGCTGCTTCAAAACTAATATGATACTCTATACTTCCTTGCTTATGTCGTTTACCTGTTTCTGGAGTAGAGCCTACTGTTTTTAAACCGCCATCAGATAGCACGAAAGGATTTACAGCCTCTCTATGTGCATTGTTTCTTCCTCTAGCTTTGTTTTCATAACCATTATTACTTCTATATGAATCTTCATTTTTTGAATAGACGCCTATTAAAGAAACAGATTCTTTTGCTAAATAAGAAACACCGCCCACGTCTTGAGAAGCAATAGCGGAAGAAAGGGTAGAATTAGTTTTTAATTTAACAAAAAATCTTCCATCAAATTCTTTATCGCCAGCTGCAGAATATTCTTCCCAAATATTCATATTAACACCAAAATTTGTAGTTGTGTCCCCTAAATTGCCATTTTTTTGATAAATTCTTTCTACATCTTCTTTAAAAGGGTCTTCAAAATCAATTTTTATTTCATTAGCCCCTTCAGGATGTTGACTTAGTCTTTTTATTTGATATTTTTTTGAATCCCTTCCTAAGTATTCAAAAGAAATATACCGACCGGGTTTAATTTGAGCTGTATCTGTCAATTCTACACCATTAGAGCTGCCATTTGCTTGTTTTATTTGTACCGAAGCATAGTCTGTTAAAGGAGCATTATTTTCAGCATTAGATTTATTTGTAATTGGATTTCCACCTCCACTACCGGCTAAGTCATCTGTAAAAACTATATCACCAAGAGATAAAACAATTCTTTTTCTATTAGTAATAAACTCCGGCGGGTCCGACTTAATGTCAATTATTTTATACCTATTAGCAGTATCATTTACAAATTCGTCAGCACCGTGTTTCTTTTTTAACAATAAATAATGCTCATCTGTTATTTTATTTCTTTCGCCAGATGGAAAACTAACATAAGTAAATCCGTTTTCTTCATCTTGGTAAATACGATCTACTGCTAAATTATAATATTCATTAGAGGGGTCTTTAATATAATATTTAAAATATTTAGCCCAAGCAGGCGGCTGATTTTCTAATGATATATTAAATTTGTTTTTTGTAATTGCATTTTTTTTAGCAACTTTAATACTACTATTATTTCCGGTTAAAACAGGTGTGTGCCTATTATACTCGTCTATATAAATAACACCTATTTGATAATTTCTATCTGATTTTATAGTTTTATTTAATCCGTCGGTTCTTTCTTCAATACCTATTTTAAAATCTGGTTCTGTATGAACATCATAGTTTTGATAATAATTACCGTATATAACTCTATTGGCAGTTATTTCTTGAGCTTTAGCACGTTTAGGCACATTATCCCAAGCCCTTAATAATTGATCATTAGGAATTATAGAATGAATTTTTTCTTTTTCAATTTCAACAGTTCCAGGCGTTGTAGATGAATCAAAATCAATTTTCTTTTTTGTTTCATAAACATATATATTATTGTTTTTTGTTTCTTTAAATAATATATCTATTTCTTTTATATCTTTACCACCTATATCAAAATTTTTTAATATTATTTTTTGAGCGTTATTTACCATCCCATTATTGAAAGCTTCTTTGCCATCATAGTTAAAATCACCTGGAAAAAACGCGGGAATAGAAAAAGGAGATATTGTTGAGTATTCCCCGTTGTCATACTTCCATCTATAAGCAAATCTTGGAAAATTTAATTCATATAAAGGTTTTTTCTGTATTAATTCAATCTCAAAAGGGAAAGAACTGTTCGTAGTTGTGTCTTCAACAGTATCGACTCTTAAAACTATTCTTTTACTTAAAGAAACATCGTTAGTTATACTCACAACGGTAGCCTGTATTTGAATATCAGTATCTTCAGAAAATATTTCAACCGAATCTCCTTTTTGCCATATTGGGTTTTGAGGTAAATTTGTTATTTCAATTGTATTTCCAGTAATTTTTTCAAATAAATTTAAAGAAACTTGAATGCTTGTTAACCCACCATCTATACTGTTTAAAACTTCAACATCAGGAGCATTCATTGGGGCTTTTTTCGCTACAGAAATATCTTCTTCTGTAAAAGGTTGTGTTAATGTTTTAACAACCCCATTTACATCTTTTGTTTTATATTCTATTTCAGTATCTCCTGAAGGATTATTTAAAGAATATTTTTTAAATTTAGGTATATAAATTCTTCTTGGAGGATTTAATCCATCAGTAAAAAATAATAAATCGTCTATTATGTTTATCCCAGTAATTTTATTTTTTTTAGAAAAATTTAATATTCCAAATTTAACAGATGTAACAGTCGGGGATATATTACCTAATTTAGGAAAATCATAAATTATATTTTTAAAAACAAGTTGATCTAAATTACCATTTTGTTCTTTTCTTAATATTGTATTTTTTGGAATAGAAATATTAACATAAGGATCTTCCAATGTAATGTCAATATTATGTTCAATTAATACCTCTTCCCCTATTTGAATAGGTATAGGTTTTTGTATAACTGTTTCTAATTCATTTATATTATAATTTTGAATTATTAATTCTGAATCAGCATTACTTGTTAATATTATTTGATCTAAAGTTACCGTTTCTGTAGTTTTAGAATCTTTTATTACAACATTTGTTTCTTTTGTTTTTTGATCATATTCATAAATAACATCACTTTCATCCGAAGTTACAAACCAATATATTTTATTTTTTAAAGAATAAGAAATACTACCTATTGTTACGGCAGAGCTATCATTTGAATAAAAATCAGATAGTTGTTCGTTACCTAATAAATTTTCAATAGCTCCCACATCAGAACTCTCAGACGATGCTACTTTGACGTTTAATGCGTCAATATATTCACCATTTGGTATAAGCCTGTCGTCGAGGTCTTTATTCATTCTCCCCGACGTAAAAGTATGCTTAAGTTCTGCCATTAGTGTTTAATTTGTTTTGATTTACCTCTCATAGTTTGAGTGAGATCTTCCATATTAATGTTAGCTAATCTAATTTTAGCTGAACGCATTGTAGCTTTCTTTTCTTTTTTTAATCTATTTACTTGGTATTCAGGTATATTTGCTTTTGCAGACATGATAGCCAATGCTATAGACTTATACATAGCTTCTTCCGCAAACTTATGTATTTTCATATCCCCGTCAACATTTAATCCGTCCGACACGTATTTTATAATTATTATTTTGTTTTTAACACCGCTACTAAAAGATATAACACCTCTTGGTTGATCTATTATAAATGTATCATTTCTATTTGCATCTTGTGGATTAATACCATATCTTTTACCAAAATCAACATTAATCCCTCCGCCTTCTTCTAAATATTTGGTGTCTGATAGATCTGGGGTGCCTGTAGCGTTGTCGTTTTGAGCCTTAAACCTTTTTGAAGCTTCAGATTCTTTGCCTAATAATACGTTACCCTGATTATCATATAAAAGATTATAATCTTGATCTTGAAGAAAAGGGGTTGGGGCTGTAGTATTGTTAGTCGGCTTTAAAGGTCTTTCAAGACCATTATCATCTAAACAAGTAATTCTTACATAACTAACAAAATCGTGTGGCAATGGAAATGATAATGATGGTGGTATTTCAATTTCTATTGATTTAACATTATCTATAGTGTCATAGCTTAGCTCTTGCAAAGTTCTTTGTGCATGGTATGCAATTTCAGTCCTTTTTGCAGATTTTATTATTTTATCATCTCCAACATAAGAAACAAGAAAATTACTTATAATATCGTCAATTGATATAAATTGATAATAACCTTGGTTCTTACTATTGTAGTATTCTTTTGGAGTATATTGTGCTAAAGCCATTTATTATGATTTTTCTTTTTGTACTTTTAAATTGTCTTTTTGTTCTGCAACCTGGCTTATTTCAGGTTGTTTTATAACAAGTCCTGCATAACTTAATATTTTATATACAACAGTAGTTTCATCAGACTCATGCAATTCAAAATCTGTTGCCGTCGATGAATCATATTTTGCTATTGAACTTATTTCTACATATCCCCAAACAACTTGTGCTGGTTTTTTAATGTAAGTACATGATAATGAAGTTATTGTGGAAGGATAAACCGTAAGGTTATTGCCGTTTCTAATGTAAACAGGTTTTTTAACATCTGGTTTTGTAAGTTTAGATGCATTTATGTGTAGAAAATCGTTTTGATCTATTGCATCAAGCTCTGTTGTGTTGTTATAATATACAGTACCAAGCCTATATATATCTGATGGTAAAGCAAATACAGAATTTGCTATACTCAATCCAGCTGTGGTTCTAAATAAATTAATTTTTTCTTTAATATTGTTAACTATATTAGCGTACTCATTTGTTATTTCGCCTGTTCTGTTAAATTGATTTAGGTCATAAAAGTACTGTTCAAACACTTCTAACTGTGCTTGATTTGCTAAAAGATTATATTCTTGTGGAGTCATATAACCTCTATTCTCTTTATTAAGAATGGCTTGTACTCTTTGATATACTGTATCTACGCTAATCATATTTTTTTATTTATAATGAAGGGCCACACTAAGTGACCCTATCACTATAGTTTGACTATTTAAATTTCTTTTCAATTGCTTTATAAACTTCAGAACCTTCATCCGTTTTTAAATACGCAGCAAAAGCTGAATATGGATTTTCATCAAAAGGAACTGTCATTAGCTTTTTATTATTATTATACCAGAAGAAATTTCTTTGGTCTGGATCTAAGTATATAATAGAAGCCTCTGTTGCTTTAATAGTAAAGTTTCTTAATTGAACATTATCATCATTTACTAAATTTATAAATAATCCAGGATTATCTTTTGCAAATAATAATAAATCTCTTTTAATTTCTTGAGATGTCATTTTTGAAACCGAAGAGCCTTGTTCTACTCTTAACACAGCTTCTGCATGATCAACCTCTAATTTACTTGCTAAGTTTAAAGCTTCAATTTCTAATTGTATGTCTTCTAATTCATCTTTAGCCTCTTCAACATTATCAATTTCGTAATAAGTTACATTTCTTTGAGGATGATATAAAGACAATAGCTTTTGTAAGCATTGGTCAATTTTAGACACAAATAAATTGCCATCTTTAAAAACTATATGCTGTAATGTAGATCTACCTTTTTGTTCATCAACAAATGGAGATTTTTGATTAATAGCATATCTTAATTCTCTTGAAAACCCTTTTTCTTCATCAAACCACATAAGAGGTGTTCTTCCGTGATGTTTTGATGCCAGGGTAAGTGTTAAAGGCATTTTATTGCCTAATAACGCATATGTTCTATCTTTTACAACCCACTCATTGGTGGTTGCTTTTTGTTTTGTTGCCATAATATAATATAATATAATTAATAAAATGTAAAGGAAGGAGCACTCAAAAAGAATGCCCCTTGTCTTTACTTTAAAATTAAGCTACCTGAGAGGCAGTTTTAAATAATACGAAGTTATTAGCTCCTTGAACACACAAACATCTTTCTGATAAGAAGTGTACATTCATTTCATCAACGTCAGAAGTATAAACTCCACCTACAGATCCAGTGATCCAAGATTTCATTTTTCTATCATCAGCTTCAGAAGCTCTATATCTTACGTGCAAGAATGGTCTTTTAATGTTTTTACCAAGCGATTGATCGTACACTGTTGAAGTTCCAGCAGGTACAAGTACACCGTCGATATTTCCACCAAGTCCTCTTGTTGTAGCATCATTTAAATATTTCCAGTCAGTCTTATAAAAATCATAAGAACCTCTTCTGAAACCGCTAAACCCAAGATTAAGCGCCATGTCCTCACTATTGTTGAATACTCCAAAAGAACTACCACCATTATAATGAGCATTTACGGCTCCTAGCATATCATCAAAGGTAAGTGCAGTGGCTCTATTAAGGAAAAGCATGTTTTCTTCAATAGCTCCTTGCTTATCTAAATTTTTAAGAATTTCATCAAAGTCTTGTAACCCAGATCTTGCAGCACCATCAGAATTGTCTAGTGCATTTTCACCTGAATTAAAGTTTTGATAAATATTCCCTCTTGACTCAATAGCAGCAAACATACCTTCAGTACCTTTGTATCCATCGCCTATAGCGCCAGATCCAGAAGCAGCAAGTTCACCTTCTACCATAGCCATTTCAAGATAATCCTCATATCTAAGCCTTGTTTCATGTTCTGATTTTAAGTACCATAGGTACCCAGACGCCCCGTTTTCGGTAGTAACCTCAACCCAACCAATTTGCGCAGTATCAGAACCAGAGATAGAATATTTATCTTTGATAATGATAGGCGAATTAGAGAATTTTTGGAAACCAGCATCAACAGAACCGGCCATACCTGCAGTTCCTTTAGCAAATTCAGAACCGTATACAAACACCTTAACAGTTACAGACGAACCTGAAGTAAGTCCAGCCGCAGTAAGTGTAGACCCACCGTAAGCTTTAACAGTAAATGTGTTAGTAGCTACAGCAGAAACAACTCCTTTAACCACTTTATCAGCAGTCCAAGTAACACCGTCGTTAGGGTGAGTTCCAGCTTCAATAAGTGCAACAGTTTGGCCAACTCTTACAGCGTGTCCGTTTTCAGTGACAACGCCAGAAGTAGTATTAGCAGATGCTGCATTATAAGCAATGTGTAATCTTCCTTGTTCTGACCAAATAATTTGATCCGAAGCGGAAGGAATTTCAGCACCAACCATACGTAAGAAAGAAGCTACGGATCTGTTTCCATATCTTTCAACTTCTTTTTCGTATACATCGGGTAGAAATTGTTGTGTAAATGTTCCTCCACCAGAAGCAGAGTCAAATGTTAGGTAGTTATTACCAAACAACGTTTTTGTTGGGGTAGGCGTTAATCCTGCTGGAAACGATCCACCCGTACTAAATAATCCCATTTTTTTAAATTTTTAAAGTTATTTTCTAAGTTTAATTCGTAAACGTTCGAAATCATCACCACTTACTGCTTTAACTTGCATACCCCCTTGAGTAGTTACATTTTCATGTGTACCCCTTGGGTTCATATCTATGTTTTTAGATTGGGCCATATTAGCTTTAACAGCATCGGCTTTACCTTGTTCATAAAAATGGTTTGCAACAGCATCAGCATTCATAGCTGTAAATAATGCTTTGTGATAACCACCGGCATCTTTCATATTATTGTTTTTGTCAACAAACTTGCTGACTAACGAATTAATGTCGGATTGGTTTTCTTTTACATTATTAACATCTTTGACTTTAAATCTATATTTGTTTTCGCCTACTTTATATTCAAAACCTTTGAAATTTTCAGAAAACAAATCGCTTGTTTTTTGTTCAAATATAGATCTCTGTTGTTTAGATGTTTCTTGCGTCTGTTTATAATTGTCGTAAAACTGAACCGCTTCTTTCTGTTCATGAGACAACTTAGAACTTAACTTAAGTTCGTCGTAGTACTTACTCTTTAAATTAGTAAGAGTTGATTTAGCCTCGGCAATTGATTCTTTTAAAGCAAGTTTTTTTCTTTTAACATCTCTTTCTTCATCTGATTCTTCATCATAAGAAAAAGAGTCATCAATTAAAAAACTTATTTCTTCTTCTGTTAAATGCGGCTTAGTTTGGCGATAATGCTCTCTTAGTATTTGCATATCTTCCATGTCCGCATAATCTTTATTAAGATTTACATAATCTTCAAGAGTACCTCCTGTTTCTTTCATAAAATCAACTAATTTGTCAATATTTTCAGGTAATTCAGGTTGTGGCTCTTGTATATTATTTACGTCTTCCGATTTTTCTTTAAGCTTATTAGGAATATCTTTTATTTTATCCGCTAATGTAGCTTCTTCTTCCTCATTTACAAGCTCTAATACTTCATCCTCATTGTTATCGGTGTCGCTTTCTCCGGAAGGTTTTTCATTTGTTGTTTCGATGTTTTGTTCTTGTACCTCTCCGCTAGTTTCGGATTCGTCGCGTACAGGTACCTCATCTGTGCTTTGCTCTTTAGCGGCATCTTCTTCTTGTTTAAATTTACGTAAATCTAATTTTAGCGTCCCGTCTTCATCAACTGGTGTTTTGTACGGAGTGGGCTCTTCTTTTTTTTCTTTTGTTTTAGGTTGTGCTTGATCTTCAGTTTTATCAACTGTTTCTTCCTGCACAGCCTCTTTTATTTCTTCTGCCATGATAAAATATTATATAATTATTAAAAGTTATTATCGGGGTTCAAATTGTTCTAAGTTAAATCCGCTCCCCATGGTATCGTTACCAGCAGATTCAAATTTTTGCTCACCTTTTTTGTCTTTTCTTTGTTCTATTAATTGAGACTGTTGGCTAGCTTGTATTCTTGTTCTTTCATCTTTTCTATCTTCTTTAAAACTTTCTTTGTTTTTATATATTTCTGTTTCTTGTTGTTTTAAAGCCATATTAAGATCAAACTCAAATTTCATTAATTCTTTTTTGTATTCTTTTTCTTGCGCTAATTTTTTTATTTCTAATTCCGCTTCAACTTGAGCTAATTGAGATTTTTGTGCATTAATAGCTTCATTTTTTTGTATTTCCATTTGAGCAGCAACTTGTGTATTTTGAGAATTTGCATTAGCTTGCGCTTGAATATTTTGCTGTTGTTGTTTTTGATCTAAATCTATTTTCTTTTTTCTTCTTACTTTTAAAAGCTGATTAGCTAATTTTATATTTTTAATTTCTCTAATATCAATAGCATCTTCTAAATATATTTGATCTTTAGCTAAAGCTTGTTGTATATTATTTTCAAGTTTTTGTTTTTCTTCTTCATCTGGTGATAATTCAATAAAAATACCAAAATCATGTAAATGCATATTTTTAATATCATCTAATGTTGAAACATTAAATCTTCCAATGCTAGAAATAAATGCTTCTCTTGTAGGAGAAAACTCTAACACATCAGATATTCTTAAACTTATAGCTTCAGCTGTTTTAGCAACGAGATATAGACTTGATTGTAATATGTGCCTTGTCGCTGTATTAGAATTTGCTGCTGCTAATTTTTGAACACCCACTAAAGCATTTTTATCGGGTAATGATCCATCTCTTGCTTCATTTAAGCCGGTTACATCCCTAATCATTTGTAAATAATAATTATAAGTGTTTATAAGAGAGCCTATTTTATTATTACCCCCATTTGATGTAAGCTCTTGAATAGGCACTTTACCCGGATTCATATCCCCTTCCTGTGTCATAGATCTTCCAATTACAGAACCTGTTTGAAAAAACATATTTAATGCTTCTTGAGGATTGTAATTTGTGCCATTACCCAGATCTATTTCAGCAAGGCCATCGGCATCTAAATAAACTCCATCTGGAATCATTCTTGCCATAACTTGCTGTAACTTTAAATGTGTAAGTTGAATCATATCAGCAAAACCTGTAATTCTGCTAACTAAAGACTCTATCCTTCCTTTATATATTCTAGGTGCTACTATATTATAATTCATCATTACTTTTGTAGTATCACTTTTAGGCCTTACCATATTTTTAGCAATTTCCCATTTAAGCATTTTTTTTGTACCTAAAACAAATGCACCATCATATACAACCTCTAAAGATCTTGATTGTTTTGTAAATAAATCACTATCAGCTGGAGGATTAAATTGATCATCTTTTGGTATTGCTTTATCAGCACCTGTAGCCGTCTTTTTTATTTTAAATACTTGATTGTTATATGTTTTATAATTAAAATATAAAACCTGTATTGTATTAGCATCTAAAACTGAATCTTCATTTACATATCTATTATGTGAAGCTGCAGTTTGTACACCTTGTTGAGAAATATTTTTTAATTCATCATCTGTTAATTCTGGAAATTGTTGCTTTAGTTCATTTATAGTTACGGATCTTACTTCTCCTATATAGTATACATCGTCAAAATAAGGCGAATGCGTATAAGAATAAACTAAATCTGCTGGATCAACGTATTTTAATTTTATACCTTCTGCGGTATTAAACTCATTTTTTAAAGCACCAATACCTATAACGGCTAAATCATAATTAATTCTTCTTTGTGTTAAATCATAATTATTAGAATTAAATATAGTATTAATTGCTTGTTCTTCTGCAATTTCAATAGATTGTTTATATTCTAATTGCATGTGCAAAGATAATTCATCTTCGTTTTCAGGTAAATTATCTTTTTTTGTATTGTATACATTTATTCCTAACTTTTGTTCAATTTCATCAGAAATTTCTTTAGTTTTCATGTCAGCAATAATAGCTTCTACATAATCAGTTCTTTGTTTTATAGACGAAGGATCTTGTGAAAAAGCTTTTATATCATATAATCTGTCAGACATACCGTTTACAACTATATCAACAAACTTTGGTATTATAGGTACAGGCTTCCAGTCTAAATTTAAATATGATAAATCACCATTAATAGATAATTCATCTTTATATTTTTTTACTGATTGTTCTCCCCTTGCATATAATCTAAGTCTATGATATTCATCTCTATTAGAAAAAAATCTTGTTGCACCGCTGTCCCTTTTAAACCATTCGTGTTCTACAGCACGGGCAACTTTTAAACCGTACTCTAGGCTAGCCTTCTCAACATCAGAGGCTATTTGACTAGGAAATGAACTTTTTAGTATTGTTTCTGCCATGCTATTGTATTATTTGCGACTGCATTCCTTTATTATTAAATCTTGATAACTTCAAATCTAAACCTTTTTTTTCATATTTTGGGCGAGGGTGATATAAATGTCTATTACATGCCATAATAGCCAAGCCTGAACTTATAGTAGCATCAAACTTAGTTCTTTTATTTATATCAAATTTAGCCCAATCATTTAGCGTTGTATTAAAATATATATTTCCAAACCCGTCATCATTCATACCCACGTGTTTTTGTATATATGTTTCAATTGCCGCCGCATGCACTTGTTTAATGTCTTCAGAAGAGTTAGGTATTCCACCAACTTCTCTTTCTGCAACTGATAGTTTATTCCAAACTTTATCTGGCCTATTCATTGCAAACCCTCTATAACCTCTTCGTTTTAAATAGTATAAAAGACGAGGTTTGTTATTTTCAGCAAGCATTGGCATACCATAATACACTAATGCCATCAATACATCTTCAAAAAACATTTCAGCAGTTTGTGGTCTAGCTATATATTCTAAAAAAAATGTATTAGGAGGCGCATCCTCCATGCTAAATTTTGTTAACCCATGTAAAGATCCTTTCGATCCTTGCCCGTCGGTTGTGCCTGATATATCATATGAATCACAGCCAAACGCGCCAATGTGCTCATTGCCAGGGTGTTTAATTCCGTTTTTAGTTATTACGTTATTTTCTAACTTTTTATCAGGTGTCCATGACACTAAAAATCTTCCGCTTTTATTTGGCGCAAACATTACTTTAGTATCTTTAACACCGTTTTCCCAAAGAAAACTTCCTTTTGTAATAAATCCTTTTCTTTCTAAATCTTCATTATAATCAATTTGTTCATATATTTTACTTAAATTGAAAATACTATTTTTAGCTTCATCTCTAAAAGCGTGTTCTTCGGTTCTCGGGAATTGTCTATAATATTCATTTAAACCATCAGAGTCATTTTTTAATCCTTCAACTTCATTTTGCCAAAAATCTATGACCCCCGTTTCAATTGGTAATCCATCTGCATCAGACTCGGGTACTTTTGGCGTATCGAATACAGGGTATCCATTAGAATTAATGTATCCTTCGTAATTCCATTCCATAGGTATAAACAAAGAATATAATCCTGAGCTAGTCTGGCCATTTTTATTTCTTTTTGTAACGTCTGAATCATCATAAAGTCTTTTAAAATTATCACCTCCTTTATCTAACGAATTTGACGTTGATCCCATCATACATTTGCCTATAATTCTGCTACCTAATCTTAATGTAGTTTTTGTTACGCGCCAGTTGTTTAATATATTGTCTGGTCTTTCCCATTTACCGCTTTCATCGTGAACTAAAAGGCGAAGCTTTTCTCCATCATAAGAGTTGTCACCTGTGTTTTTCCAATCAATGGTTGTATCCAATCCCTCCGGAAGCTCATTGTTATCCCCCAAGGTAGACCTGAGACTGTTTCTTGTAAACTTGGCTGCTGGTACTCTATAAGCAAGTTCGGTTTTAGGTCTATCCATCCCGTCTTGTATCGGTTTGAAAAAGAACGGGTAATTGACTGATATGGGTACGACTTTATCTGTAAACATTTTTTTTGCGTCTGCACCGCTCTTTGATAATATACCGAATCTAGCGTCTTTAGATATTGTAGCTTGGTTAACTGTCTCGTTCGAGGCCATGAAAGAAAATCCAGACCGTCTATTTTTGAGATAGCATATTCCATATGATCTGTAATCGGCCTTGCAAGCTTCCCAGAATATATAAAATATCCTATTGGCTTCTCTATAATCTGGTCTTCCAACGTCAATTTTTGACCATTGCAAATACATATAGTGAGTCCCTGTAATATAAGTAGGCTCATTGTTATTATTAAACCAATAACCTTTTTCCCTTCTTTCAAATTCTTCATCTATATAAGGATACCATTTGTTTTTAAATTGTTCAGGATATGTTTCCCAATCAAATATAGTTTTTAAATTTTTAAACTCTTTTGGAAGATCTATTGCTGTCCACTTATTGTTTACTTTATTTAATTTAGTTACCGAAGGTAATGCTATACACAAG